TAATGATGATAGTGATGACATTGAAGATAAAAAAATTCAGACTAAAGAAAGAATTATTAATGGAAAAAATAAAACTTTAAAAAAAATAAATTCATCTGAAACAGAAACTTTTTCAGAAGATATTGAACCTAGCGATGAAGATTTTAGTAATAATTTAAAAATACCAGAACCACCGTCTGAGTTTGAAATACCTGAAGAGTTAAATAAAGGTAAATTTCCAAAAAAATATACAAAGTTAATAAATAGAATGATGAACAGTAAAAGAGTTGGTACAAAACCTGAAATATCTACTTTGATTTCAAAGGGTGGAGCCGGTGCTATATCTGCACAAGCAGGTGAAGTGCTAACTATGATGGCAACTTCTATGAGTGATGATGAGTGGGAAAGTTTACAAAACTCTATGTTAGACCATGAAAAGTCAACAATAGAAAATAATCCTGATTTAAAAGCACCTGGTAAAAGAGTAATAAACAAAAGTTGGATATTAGCAGCTGGTAAGAGTAGAAAAGCCATTAGAGATAGAATTATGAAAAAATATGGTGAAGGAGTTGAAATATCTAATACTGCTTGGGATACGGAAGAAGATGTTAATGCTATGGGTTGGGATGATTATAATGGTTCAAAGGGTTTTTCAACAGACATGTATGTAAAAGTAACAACTAAAGATGGTGAGGATATTATGGATGAAGTATCCCTTAAAAAAGATGTAAATATAAACTTCTTAAATTCATCTACAGGTAAATTTAGAGAATGGGATGGGGATAGTATTGGTAGTGAAATAGATGCAAAAGATTATGCTGGTAAAGAAAGAGATAGTCTTAATAACGCTATTGAAGAATTTGGATTAGATTTACCTACACCAACAAGTAGAAAATCAGCAAAAGCCGTATGGATGGCTATGGTTGAAAAAACTAATTATGATACAAAAACAGGTAAAATGACAACAAGTAATCCTCCAACAAAAGAAGAAGAATGGGTTCAATCTCATGTAAAACAAATACGAGATTATACTGCAAATGCAACAAGAGCAGTGGTTGATAATCCTAAATTAAAAGCTGGTATGTTAAAAGATATTAGAAAAGAATTTCCTTTAAAATCTGTTGGTGAAGGTGAAGAAACTATGGCAATAGGTGATTTAAGTTTAGATTCAGATACAATGAAAGAATTATTTGGAACTTCCGACTTTGAAAAAATAAAAGAAAACTTGGTTGTAAATGAAGATGTAGATCCACCCGCATTAGCTTATAAAGCAGGTCTTAAAGGTAAAATGTTTAATGTAGCCAGTATCGTGATAAGACAAGACGGTGTTGGGTATGGTGGTAGTTCAATGAAATTTGAAATGCAAATGGATAAGGAATTTGCTAATAAGTTAAAAGATTCTCACAAAAAGGTATATGGATAATGAAAACACAACTATTATGTACATTTACAACTCAACACAATCTTGAGCAATCAATTCGTGATATAACGAAAAACTTTAAGATTGTATTTGATAAAATTTATGTATTACAAAACGAAGAAAAAACAAAAGAGTTGATTTGTACTTATAATGTAGATAGAGAAGAAAAAATAGATTTTAATGCAGTAAGTAATACCATCTCTTTACATAGAAAGAAAATTACAAATACACTATACACGATAAACGCCCTAAACGAACTGATAAAGACCATAAACAATGGTGTGTTAGACACAAACTATCAGGTCGAATGGGATACCTACAAAAATATGATATTGATTTCCAATAAGGAAGGATTACAGAAAATACCTACAAGAATACTTAAAATAATAGAGTTATAAATGGCATCACCAATATATTTTTTTACCAGAAATGGTTGTATCTGGTGTCAAAAGATGAAACCGTCTATTGATAAGATAAACGAAACATTAAATGACGAACAAAAGATAGAAATACTTTCTATTGACGACCAAAAATCAAAAACAATATACAATAACATCATTCGTATGAATAAGCTACAGAATGTTGTTCCACTAATGTATAACTCAAATATAGGAACAACTCTTTTAGGTTATAAGGATATAAGAGACATCAGAAAGTTTCTTAAAGCAGAACCAATTGATTATAAAAAACCATTAACAACTTTACCTCATTTCGATATAAAAAATAGTTCAGGAAAAGACTTGGATAATTGGAAAAAAGATGTTATATTGTGGTATGAAACAAATAAAGCTAATCTTCCATCAAATATCGTAGATAAAGAGAAGATGATTGATATGGTCTATAAACAATTTATAGCTTATCGAACAAAACCCTTGACTATTGAAGAAAGATTAAGTAAATTAGAAGAACAATCACACGAACCACAAAATTATCGTGAAGAATGTGAGAGAATGAATAAAGAATTGAAAAACCTAAAGCTACAAATAAAAAAGTTAAAAAGACTAAAATAAAGCTTGTTTTTTAATAAAAAAATCCGTATATTATATGGATAGGTTACAAGTAAATATTTTAAATTAATATTTATACTCGTAATACTAATAATAATAAATAAACATAATGGAGAAACATAATGGACTTAGATGCTATAAAAAGCCGTCTCAATCAGTTACAAAATACTACTACAAATAGTTTTTGGAAACCTCAACCTGGAAAATCACAAATTAGGATAGTACCTTATCTACATGATAAAAGCAATCCTTTTAGTGAACTTTTCTTTCACTACTCATTAGTACCAAATAAAACGGTGTTGTCACCTTTATCATTTGGACGACCTGATCCAGTTCAACAATTTGCTGACAAACTTAAAGGTTCTGGCAACAAAGATGAATGGATACAAGGTAAGAGAATCGAACCTAAAATGAGAACTTTTGTTCCTGTGATAGCTCGTGGTGAAGAAAGTGAAGGTGTTAAGTTTTGGGGTTTTGGTAAAACTGTTTATCAAGAACTTCTTGGTATAATTGCTGATCCAGATTATGGTGATATCTCAGACTCAACAACTGGTCGTGATATTGTTGTCGAAAGACAAACACCTGCTGAAGCTGGCAACCAATATGGTAAGACAACAATTCGTGTTAAACCAAATCAGACACCACTTTCCGATGATTCTGCTATGTTGCAGAAACTTTTGGAAACTCAAGCTAATTTGACAGAGTTATATAATGAACCGACTTATGATGAATTAAAAGAACATCTTTCAGGTTTCTTGAATCCACAAGATTCTACAACAGAAACTACGAAAGAACCAGAAATGGTTACTACCGAAAAATCTTCTAATGTAGAAGACGATTTCGATAAACTATTTAATTCTTAATCACGCGTGGTCGAGGTGTGCTGGTTTCCTCCTTTTTCCGGCACACCTCATTTTTTGGAGAAATAAATGTCAAATAAAGATGAATTAGCCGGTATCCTTGCCGGTGAATTAAATAAACAATTCAAATCACATCAAGTTGCTTACTTTTTAGATGGTGCTCAACAAACTCCAACTGATATTACAGATTGGGTTTCGACAGGATCAACATTATTAGATTTAGCAATATCAAACAGACCCGATGGTGGTTTAGCTGCTGGTAGGATTACTGAAATAAACGGACTTGAGGGAACTGGTAAATCACTTATCGGTGCTCACGCTCTTGCTTCTACACAGAAGAAGGGTGGTTTAGCCGTTTATATCGATACTGAATCTGCTGTATCAGCTGAGTTTTTACAATCAATCGGTGTGGATACGAAAAATATGATGTATATCCACTTAGAAACTGTTGAGGATATATTTGATGCGATTGAAACAATTGTTACAAAAGTAAGAGAATCAGACAATGATAAATTAGTTACGATTCTTGTAGATAGTTTGGCTGCTGCTTCTACTAAGGTAGAGATGGATGCTGACTTTGATAAAGATGGTTGGGCTACAAGTAAAGCTATCGTCTTATCTAAAGCTATGAGAAAGATAACTCAGTTAACTGCTCGTCAAAAAGTATGTTTGATTTTCACAAATCAATTAAGACAAAAGATGGGTGTAATGTTCGGTGATCCTTGGACTACAAGTGGTGGTAAGGCTTTACCTTTCCATGCTTCTACTCGTATTCGGTTAAAGAATATGGGACAAATCAAAGATACCAAAAAGAATACTATTGGTATTAAGATTAGGGCTCAAGTAATCAAGAACAGGTTAGGTCCACCTTTAAGAAGTGCAGAGTTTCCTTTATACTTTGATAAGGGTATTGATGACTTTGGTAGTTGGTTAACTATAATGAAAGACCATAAGTTAGTTAAACAAGCTGGTGCTTGGTATACTTATACCGACCAACATGGTAAAGACCATAAGTTTCAATCAAAAGACTTTGGTGCTTTAATTTCCGATGAGGAAACACAAAAACACATATACGAATCTATCTGTGAAAAGTTAATATTAAAGTATGACTCTGCTCAACTTGGTATTGATGATGTAACAACAGAAGATGAGTTTGCGGATGAGTAAATCCGATAAGAATCTATTAACAAAAAGATTCTATGAAGTTAAAGAAGAGATTGACGTAAATCCAGAAACTAAGAATCTAAACGACCATGTTTTATTGGTCGATGGTTTTAACACATTCATTCGTAGTTTCAGCGTCAATCCATCTTTAAACGAGGATGGTGCTCATGTAGGTGGTTTAGTAGGGTTTTTAAAATCGATAAGATACACAATTAACAAGTTTAAACCAACTCGTTGTATTATTGTGTTTGATGGTAAAAACTCTTCTAAACCACGGCAAAAGATATATCCACAATACAAAGCTGGTCGTAAAGTTAGAAGCAGACTAAATCGTCTTGTAGATTGGGGTGGAGGTCCACACAATGAACGAGAAAGTATGGGAATGCAACTTAAACGACTAGTTGAGTATTTGGAGTGTTTACCACTAACCCTTGTATCTATTGATAACTTAGAAGCAGATGATATAATGAGTTATATTCCTGGTGTTATACTTAACAAAAGTAAGTTTACAATAATGTCTTCTGATAAAGATTTCTACCAGTTAGTGGATGAAAGGGTAAAGCTTTATTCACCTACAAAAAAAGTTTTATATGATAGAGATTTAATAAAAAAAGAGTTTGGAGTTTACCCGCAAAATGTGTTAACTTGTAGGGTGATAGATGGAGACAAATCAGACGAAATACCTGGAGTAAGAGGTGTGGGTGTTAAAACTTTAGTTAAAGAATTTCCACTTCTAACAGAAGATAAGACCTTTACAACTAAAGACCTTTTAGATATGGCTAACTCTAAAGATAGTAGAGTATCAAATCTAATAAAAGATAACGAATTAGTAATAAAGAGGAACTACCTACTAATGCAGTTATCAGATCCTGATATAAAAAATCAGACAAAACTAAAAATCGGAGACTCGGTCAGGAGTATGGCGCCAAGTTTAGTAAAATATCAGTTGCAAACTTTGTTTGTAAAGGATAAATTATGGGGACAAATACCTAACTTTGATAATTGGATAACAGAGTTCAATATCCTTGACCATTATTGGAAAAATAAAAAATGAGTAAAACAAAAAACATTTCAGAATTTGGATATAGCTTTCAAGTAAAGTTTATCGTATGTTTAATAACTGATAAGCTGTTCTTGGAACAAATCGTTGATATATTAGACGAAAAGTATATTGATAATGATGGTTTTAAGTGGATTGTAAAAGAAATCCGTGAATATTACCAAGAATACAAAACAACCATCACTATGGAAGTGTTTAAGATTAAAATACAAGAAATAGAATCAGACCTACTTCAAGTTAATGTAAAAGACTCACTAAAAGAAATTTATAAAAGTATAGAAGCTGATGATTTAGAGTATATCAAGGATAAGGCATTAGAATTTCACAAAACACAAGTATTAAAGGATGCTGTTATACAATCAGCACAAATATTAGAGGTTGATGGTAATACTGATGAAATAAAATCACTTATTGACCATGCTATGCAAGCTGGTGTAGAGAGAAATCTAGGACACGACTATTTAGAGGATATAGATGCCAGATACGAAGAATCTGCTCGTGTAACATCACCAACTCCTTGGGATATAATGAACGAGTTGATGCAAGGTGGATTGGGTGCTGGTGAGTTAGGAGTTGTAGTTGCTCCTGCTGGTATTGGTAAATCTTGGGTGTTAAGTGCTATGGGTGCTTATGCTATCTCACAAGGATTAAATGTAGTTCATTATACTTTAGAATTAAATGAAGCTTATGTCGGATTACGATACGATAGTATCTTTACTGGCGTAGAAAGTCAAAATCTTAAATATCATAAAGAAGAAGTGGTTGAAAGGTTAGATAAACTAGAGGGTAACCTAACCATTAAGTATTACCCAACAAAAGCTTGTACCGTAAATACACTATCTGCTCACTTAAAAAAAGTAACTACGTTTGGTGAAAAGGTAGATATGGTATTGGTTGATTATGCTGATATTATGAAAGATGTAAGTAAGGCTCAAGAAATGAGACATGCTCTCGGAAACATCTATGAAGATTTACGAGGTATGGCTGGTGAGTTACAAGTTCCTGTATGGACGGCGTCACAAGCTAATAGAAGTGCGTTAGATGAGGATGTTATTGAGGCTAGTAAGGTTGCTGAAAGTTATTCAAAAGTAATGACAGCAGACTTTGTTATATCTTTAAGTAGAAAGATAGAAGATAAGATAGGGAACACCGGTAGGTTTCATGTTATTAAGAACAGATTTGGTCCTGATGGTTTAACATATCCCGCAAAGATAAATACAAATATTGGTAAAATAGAAATATTTGAAAACAACTCTGTTCAAGGGAAGGGCATTCAAAATAAAATAAATAATAGAGATAATCAAACAAAGGCTATATTATCTGCTCGTTATGAAGATTTAATGAATGACTAATAATCCAACTATATTAACGGATGTTTTTGGATTTGATAAAGATGATGTTGAATATGAAAAAGTAACTTCTGATTTAAGAGGACATGATCTTGAATATGGGATAGAAGTTATTTTTAAATATTGGCGAAAGAATGGATTTCCACATTATCAGATTAGGGAAGATGAAAAACATAGTATGATGAGAAAACTACAAAGGTTTGATACTGATACTATTTTTAAAGATAATAAAATTAATCAAACAATGCACGGCTTGAGATTAGCTTGGACTTACTTTCCACATTGGGTAAATATACAATGTGGTAATGCTCCACGAACACCAATGGATACATTTATGGATGACGAAAAACTTAAAGCTGTTATCAAAAAATGTTGGAGATGGTGTTCTACTCAATTTGCTGGAGAAGAGGGTATTGATAAAAACAGATTTAGAGAAAATAGGTTTAGACAATCCCTAAAAATCTATACAGGCACACAAGCAGTAAGTAATTTCCGACCAACTGCTGCTAAAATGATATATGAAAAGTTTGGTGGTGATGCTATTTGGGATATGAGTTGTGGTTGGGGTGGTAGATTACTTGGATTTTTAGCAAGTTCAAGACCAAAGTATATTGGTACAGAACCATCAAGTTTAACCTTTGAAGGATTAAAAAAGATAAAAAAAGATTTTTTTTACTTGACAAAGTCAGTAGAATTACATAAATTAGGTAGTGAACAATTTGAACCAGATGCTAATTCTTTGGACTTGTGTTTTACTTCACCACCTTATTTTGACACGGAAAAATATAGTGACGAAGAAACTCAAAGTTTCAAGAAATATCCAACAAAAGAAGAATGGGTAAATGGGTTTTTATACAAAACAATTGAAAACTGCTATAACGGATTAAAGGGTAATAAACACATGTTAATTAACATAGCAAATACACCAAAATACAAGTTTATAGAAGAAGAAACTATCAGAATTGCAACTGAATTAGGGTTTAAACAAGAGCAAACAATAGAATTGACTTTATCAAGTATAATGGGTGCTGGATACAAGTACGAACCGATATTTGTTTTTAAAAAATGACATTAATCAGAAAAAGAAATAGTTGGGCTAATATTTATGATAGACCTCCACACAAAATCGTTAACAATTAAACAGGAATTAAGTATATGAGTAAGAAGTTTTTATTATCAGACAATTTTATAGCAAAATACAAAAGAAAAAAAGCACCATTTGGTTTTAATGGTCTAGGTGAATTGGTTTATATGAGAACCTATTCAAGAATTAAGGAAGATGGAAAAAATGAACGATGGTGGGAAACCGTTCAACGAGTCGTAGAGGGAACTTACTCTATGCAAAAAAATCACATTGATGGACATCAATTAGGGTGGAATCCGTGGCAAGCTCAAAAGTCAGCACAAGAGATGTATGAGCGTATCTTCAATATGAAGTTCTTGCCACCTGGTCGTGGACTTTGGGCTATGGGAACAGCCATAACCGAAGAACGAGGCTTATACGCTGCCCTCAATAACTGTGCTTTCGTATCAACAAAAACAATCAAAGAAGATTACGCTAAACCTTTCTGTTTCCTTATG